ATCCCGAAGGAAGGCACCTGGCTGCTCGATGGCGGTGAGCGCGTTCTCAACCCGAACCAGAACCGCGACCTGACCAAGTACTTGGCTGACAAGTCTGTCGGTGGCGGTGGCGCGCATTCGATCACCATCAACGCGCCTGTCACTGTCGAGGCGCAGCCAGGCATGAGCGCTGCTGAAGCGGCAAGTCAGGGCAAGGCTATAGGCGACAGTGCTGCGGCGCAGATCCGCCAAGTGCTTCAGCAAGAAATGAGGCAGGGCGGCCTGCTCTGGAGACGCGCGTAATGGCTGAGACATTCGATTTTGATGTACAGGTCGGCGCGTCCGGCGATGTGAAGCAACGCACTTGGTCGAACGACTTCGGCGACGGCTATACCCAGGCAGGCGGCGTCGGTATCAACACCAAGTCGCAGGCATGGGATGTGACGGTAACTGGCCGGTTCGGGGCTGGCCAGAAGCTTCAGCAGGTTCAGGACTTCCTGGATCGGCATGAGGGATTCAAGTCATTCCTCTGGACGCCACCGGGCAGCGGGCAGGGCCGGTACACGTCGAACGGCTACAAACTGTCGACCCTCGGCAACGGTCTGCACTCACTGTCCACGAACTTCAAGCAGGTCTTCACGCCTTGATGAGGAAGACATGCCTGTTTTCCGCTGCAAGAAGGCATTCACGACTTAGAAAATCCGGGGATGAAAGATTTTTCGGGTTGAATTTCCATCACATTTTCCCCGTCAGCTATACCGACTTGACCAGTTACCTGGCGTGAAAGGTACGTTCGTCTGGTCGCCGTCCCGTAGTAATGGCATTGTGGTATTTTCTCGCGCTGTCGTGATGGAGATGCCTAGGATGGGTACTGTAGTAATTGAAAATGATGAGTCGGCGTTAGCATTGCTTGAGACGCTTCTGCGAGAACCTGACGCGGAAATGCCCAAGGTAGAGTTCAAGGATTGGCCGCGCTTCGAAATGCACGTAAAGGGTGAGCGCTATCACTCAACCATTACGCCTGAGCTTATGGAGTCATTTCTCGATCTCCAAAAGACGATCAATAAGTCGTTCGCGCTTCTGCGTTACTCTGATTCAAGCAGGCGTCTGACCAAGACTGATCGCGACGAACTGAAAATATTGGTTGAAGTTACAGATGGGAGTTCTGGGTTTTTCGCTTTTCTGGGCGACCAGGCAGAAGCTCTAATACAGGGTTTATCTGAGGGCTTTAAAACCATGGATTCCAAACACAAACTCATCACTTTTCTTGCTTTAGGTGCGCTCGGATTTGGTACTGCTGGCTTCGTTTATCATCTCGAACATCAAGCAGATGCGCGTCGAGCAGAGCTTGCGAAGCTGGAATCTGATGGCGAGCGCGAAGAAAGATTAAAGACACTTGAACTCGTTAAACAGGCGTCAGAGACATCTGCTGATCGCTATGCGGAACTGATGAAGTTGGTAGTCGAAAGGACACCACAGATCCAGACTATTTCCGAGCATATGTCTGGTACATATAACAAGATGATTTCTGCTACGCGGGACTCTGATGCTATTAATATCCAAGGTGTCGAGGTACCGGGTGTCACGGTAGACGAGCTCAGCAACACCCCGCGTAACGTTGCCGTGGAAGATCGCTCTGTTAGCGTTTTTCTGGTTAGAGGAGTGGATCATCGCTCGTCAGCTGAATACAAGCTCGCTTTGTATGATGTGCTTCGGAAAGTAGGAATTACGGCCACCTTGCCTCGAGACGGTTCGTTCGTCACTGACCAGATCCTAGATGTTATTCAAGAGGCTGAATGGGGAGGGCAAGTTGTCATGCTTCATCTGGTTACCAAGACTAGAGCGGGCAAGCTTATAAAAGCCGAGGTTGAAAAAGTTACAAGGATCACCGATCAAGATGCCTACGACCATGAGGCCGATGATCAACCCTGAACTAATCAGTCTGAAAGCAGACCTTAAAACCTAACCCCGCCAAGTGCGGGGTTTTTCTTTGGTGATCACCATGATTTACAGCGCGGACATCCAGAAACTGGAGCCCGGCAACCAGATTCGTCTGTACGAACTGGACGCTACCCGGCTCGGTGCCACGCTCTGGCGCTTCCACGGGCACGAGCATGAGGGTGACATTATCTGGCAGGGGCAGCTTTATTCCCCGATCCAGATTGAAGCCACCGGCTTCGATATTCGCGGTGACGGTCGACCCGCTACGCCAAAGCTCAGGTTGGCCAATGAACTTTCGGGCATTCCGCGAGCAGTGTCAGCGCTTTGCCTTCAGTTCAAGGACCTGGCCGGCGCGAGCTTCAAGGTGATCGAAACGTTTAAGCACTTCCTGGATGCCGCGAACTTCGACGGCGGCAACCCGGATGCTGCAGATCAGTGCCGCACCAGCCTGTGGCGAATTGAGCAGAAGACCGAAGAGAACTTTTCAGCGGTCGGATTCGAGCTTTCCAGCCCCATCGACATGGAAGGCCAGCAGCTGCCGTCCCAGCAGATCACCAAGTTGTGCCGATGGGCGATGCGCGGTCAGTACCGGCAGGAGGCTTGCGCCTACACCGGTACAGCGATGTTCGACAAGAAGAATGAACCCACCGACAACCCGGCGCTGGACCGCTGCGGCGGCTGGTGGAGCAGCTGCAAGTTGCGCGGCAATACCCGCCGGTTCGGCGGCTCAATGGGCGCAAGCCTGATCGCCAAGGGATAACCATGCGAATCAATCAAAAGCTTCAGGACGCCATGCGGGCGCACGCCGAGCAGTCACACCCGGCCGAGGCCTGTGGGCTTCTGATCAAGACCGAGGCAGGTCGTGAGTACGTACCGTGCGGCAACGTGGCCACCAACCCGCTGCAGCACTTCCTGATCGACAAGCACCACGCTGCGGCGGCAGAAGACAGGGGCGAGGTGCTGGCAATCGTGCACAGCCACCCGGACCGCGCCGCAACGCCGAGCATGACCGATCTGGTCAGCTGCGAGCTGCATGAATTGCCCTGGGCGATTGTGGGCTGGCCTGGCGGTGACATTCAGTGGTTCAAGCCGAGCGGCTTCCAGGCACCCTTGCTGGGCCGGGACTTCTCGCATGGCCTGCTCGATTGCTGGTCGGCCTGCCGCGACTGGTACGCCCGCGAGGCCTTACTGCCGCTGCCGAACTTCGAGCGAAAGGAACTGTGGTGGGAGGATCCGGAAAGCCCGAGCCATTACGAAGAGAACTTCGAGGCCTGTGGCTTCGTCCGGGTTGAGCAGGCCCAACGCGGCGACCTGCTGGTGTTCCAGATCCCGACAGTGGGCAGGCCTTGCCACTTCCCGAACCACGCCGCGATCTACCTCGGCGCCGATGCCAGCCTGCACAGCGAGGACGCGCCGGCACTTGGCGGGTCTGGTCCGTTCATTTACCACCACATGCCCGGTCGCCTGGCTGCCCGTGAGGTCTACGGCTGGTCGATGGCTAACCGCGTGAAACTGATCCTGCGCCACAAGGAATACACCCCATGACCATGCGCACCATCGTGCTCTACGGCGTTCTGCGCAAGCATTTCGGCCGGGAGTACCGCGTCGATGTACACAGCGTGCGCGATGCCGTGAATGCCCTTTGCGCGATGAAGCCTGGCTTCGAGAAGTTTCTGCGGACCGGCGAAGAGCGTGGCTTGGTGTTCAGCGTCTTCTGCGGCAAGCGCAACGCCGGCGAGGCCGAGTTCGATATGCAGGGCAGCGACAACACCGATATCCGCATCGTGCCGCTGATCCAAGGCAGCAAGCAGGCTGGCCTGTTCCAGGTGGTGCTGGGCGTCGCGCTGGTTGTGGGCGGCCTTGTATCCGGTGGTACGAGTACAGCACTTGGCCTGGGCCTGCTCGGCGCTGGCGCTGCGACGGGGCTTGGCGGCGTGGTGCAGATGCTTTCGCCGACGACCACCGCCAGCGTCGGCAGCAACAATGACGACGGAAACAACCCCAGCTACGGCTTTGGGGGCGCGGTGACCACCGTTGCCCAGGGCAACCCTTATCCCGTGCTCTACGGCGAACGAGAGATCGGCGGTGCCGTCGAATCGGGCGGCATCTACACCCAAGACCAACTTTAAATATCGCAAAGCACCCAACCCGCTCCGGCGGGTTTTTTATTGCCTGGAGATCCGCATGGGCGCAGCACGCAAACTCGTCGTTCAAGGTTCCAAAGGGGGCGAGTCGACCCAGAAGCAGCCGACGATTGCAGCGAACAGCACAGCTTCGATCGCTACCGCCCGGATTGTCTATCTGTGGAGTTGGGGCCCCATCGTAGGACCTGTGGACGGCCTGCGCTCCGTGAAACTCGACGGCACACCGCTGGTGGCCGAAGACGGCACTGTTAACTTCCCGGGTGTGAAGTGGCAGTTCCGCAATGGCGAGCTGAACCAGCAACGTCTTGAGGGCATTGCCGAGTCCAGCAACGAAGTCGACGTAAACCAGCAGTTGCTCAGCACCACGCCTTATCTGCGCTCCGTGAACAACCCGGTGCTGGATGCGCTTCGCATCCGTTTCAGCTGGCCACAACTCCAGTCGCAGGACCAGAGCGGCAACATCAACGGCGTGCGAATCGATTATGCGATTGACCTGGCCACTGATGGCGGGCCTTTCGTTCAGATGCTGGCGGACTTCGTAGACCGCAAGAACGTCACCAAGTACGAACGCAGTCACCGCATCAACCTGCCTGCGGGCAGCCGTTGGACTATGCGCGTGCGCCGGATCACACCCGAAGCCAACAGCTCGCTGATTCAGGACAGCATGTTCGTCGAGGCGGTGGCCGAGGTCGTAGACAGCGATCAGGAATTTCCGCTCACCGCCGTGGGCTGCGTTGAATATGACGCCCAGCAGTTCGGCGGCGATATCGCCAAGATTGCGGTGCTGATGCGCGGGCGCATCGTGCGTGTGCCGACGAACTATGACCCGGAGACGCGGACCTATGCCACTTCTGGCCCAGGCACCAGCAACGGGATCTGGGACGGTACGTTCAAAGAGGCCTACACCAACAACCCAGCCTGGGTGTGCTACGACCTGGCGTTGAACCCGTATTACGGTCTTGGGCACCGGATCGATGCCACGATGGTGGATCGCTGGAACCTGTACCGCATTGCGCAGTATTGCGACCAGATGGTGCCAAACGGCATGGGCGGCACGCACCCCCGGATGACTTGCAATATCTACCTGCAAAAGCAGGCGGATGCCTACGCGGTGCTGCAGGACCTGTCGGCCATCTTCCACGGCATGAGCACCTGGGACGGCAGTCAGATCACGTTCAACGCCGACATGCCAGGCGACCCGGTCTACACCTACAACCCGTCGCAGATCCTGAACAA